CACGGCAAGGTCTACTTCCCGCAGAATGCCTCGTGGTTCCCTGCGCTGCAGCGTGAAATGCTGCGCTTCCCTGCTGGGAAAAACGACGACCAGGTGGACAGCCTCGCGTGGGCGGTACGTCTCACACTGAGCAAGAGTGCACCAAAACTCGCCGAGCCTAAGAAACTGGAGAGCTGGCGCGATAAGCTCGGTCAGTACATCGACGGCGGGCGCGGTGGACACATGGCGGCTTGAAGTTGCACACTATGACAAACTCTGCTAGAGTCTCGGCTATTCATCACAGCAGGTCACCCCATGGCAGAACGATCAGCATGAAGACACTTCTGGTCGACGCGATATGCGGCGTGGGCTTCCCGACCATCGAAATCGGTGAGCATGCGGTGAAAGCCGGTGCGGCTCGTTACAAAGGTGCGATCCACGACGACAACTACCTGTGGAATCGTGGCGTGCTCTTGAGCGAGGATGAAGACATCCTCAAACAACTTTACGAAGGTCTGCGCGAAGCCCGCAGTGCAGAGACGGTGATTATCCATGCCGATTGACACTCAACTTGCAACTGAGCAATGGACTCGTTTTCAATTCTGTCGTGATCGAGGTCACCTCGATTTCATCGACAAAGCAGAGAAGTGCGAATGTTTTTTTCGTGGTGAGCAGTGGAGTGTAGATGACCTCAACGCACTGAAACTCGCACGCCGGCCAGCTCTCACGATTAACAAGATCATCTCCACGCTCGGCACTCTGATGGGCGAGCAGATTTACAACCGCTCTGAAGTTCTCTTTCGACCTTCCGCAGGCAGCCCCAGCGAGACCGCCGAGGCACTGACGAAGGTGTGGATGCAGATCGCACAGAACAATCAGCTCCCATGGACGCGCTCTGAACTATTTGCCGACGGAATCATCCGTTCGCGCGGTTTCATCGACGCCCGGCTGGACTTCACGGACAGCATGCAGGGCGAGGTACGCATCATCAACGTTAACAGCAAGAACGTGGTGATCGACCCTGATGCTGAGGAATACGACCCTGACAGCTGGAACGACGTGTTTGTCACGAAGTGGCTCACCACGCAGGACGTAGCCACGATTTACTCCGAAGATGACGCTGAGTACCTCAAGGATAAGGATGGATCGGCTTTCCCTTACGGCTATGATTCTATTGAGCGTGTACGTGACCGCTTCGGTGGGGTACTACCTCTCGCAGGATACTACGGAGTGGTGGAACCTTATCAAGTCCGTCGTAATGTGCGCGTGCTTGATCGTCAGTATCGGCGCCTTGATAAGCAGCTGCACTTCGTAGACATCAAGACTGGTGACATGCGCCCAATTCCTGCCACCTGGGACAGGAACAAGATAGCCTCGGTGCTGGAAAAGGCGCGAGGTCAGCTCTCCACTACAAAGAAGTTAGTCAAGCGGGTGCGTTGGACGGTCACGGCGGACAACGTCGTGCTGCACGACGATTGGTCGCCCTACAAGCACTTCACCGTCATCCCGTACTTCCCTTATTTTCGCTACGGTCACACCATCGGCCTGGTAGAGAACCTGCTCGGCTCCCAGGAGCTGCTTAACAAGACCACGAGTCAGGAGCTTCACGTAGTGAACACCACCGCCAACAGCGGCTGGAAGGTAGTTACGGGGTCGCTGAAGAATATGTCGATCGAGGAGCTGGAGCAGCAGGGCGCGGCTACCGGTCTGGTGCTGGAGCTGGACAAGCTCGACGGCGCCGAAAAAATTACTCCGAACGCCACGCCGCAAGGTCTTGACCGCCTCAGCTACAAAGCCGAGGAACACATCAAGGGTATTAGCAACGTCAACGACGCCATGCAGGGCTTCAGCCGAGAAGACGTTGCTGCAAAGGCTATCCAGACGAACCGTGACAGCGGCTCTATGAGCACCACGAAGGTCATGGACAACCTCGAACGCACCGATTACATCTTGGCGCGGAACGTGCTGGACATGGTACAGGAGTTCTATACCGAGGAACGCATCATCACCATCACACATGATGACGTGACGCAGCAGGCCGAGAGTATGACGGTGAATCAGTACAACGAGGCCGACGGGCAGATTGTCAACGACCTCACACTCGGTGAGTACAGCATCATTATTAGCTCGCAGCCGTACCGGGCCAGCTTGGAAGACTCTCAGTTCGACCAGGTCATGACCATGCGCGAGCGCGGTATCCAGATACCGGACAGCGTGGTCATCGAGGCCAGCCGGCTGCAGCGTAAGGCGGAAATTATCAAGCAGATGGCCGCTTCCACGGACAGCCCGGAAGCCCAGAAGGCCGCTCAGTTGCAGTCCCGCATGCAGGAAGCACAGGTCAGCAGGGAAGAGGCCGAGAGCGAGCAGAAGCAGGCCGATGCAAAGCTCATGACAGCAAAGGCACAGCGCGAGTTGGCCCTGATCAACGTCGATGCTGCAAAGGTTGGCATCGCAGCGCAGTCGGCACAATCAGGTGGAGAAGACCCGGATGCTGCCCGAGAGCAGCAGGAGCGAGAGTTCGCGTTACAGCGGGACAAGCACGAGCATGAAAAATCGCTGAAAGAGCGGGAATTTGCTCTGAAGCAGGAAGCGCATAGTCACGAGATGGCCATGCGTGAAAAAGAAGCGGAACAAGCCGCTCAAGAGCGCAGGGCCGCAGCCTTCGCCCAAGCTCAAGCCTCACAACAACCCCCAGGAGAATTAGAATGAATCTACGTATGCAGTCCCTGTTCCGCCGTTTGATGGACGTGGCCGACGACAATGGCAGTAGCGGTGTTGTGGACCGTGGCGACAAGTTCGCCCCTCCGGACACATCCGTGGAAGACGCAGCCGCAGCAGCAGCTGCCGCAGCGTTAAAGGACGAAGAAGATGCCGCGGCTGCGGCACTCAAGCTCGCTGAGGATGCTGCCGGAGGTGCGAAAGCGACCGACAAAAGCGATGCTGCGCGCGACCCGGACACCGGTAAATTCATCCCCAAGTCCCGCTTCGATGAGCAGGTGAGCAAGGAACGCACACGCGCCGAAGCCGCTGAGCGCCGCTTGGCAGAGATCGAGCAACAGCAGAGGCAGATCACCCGCACAGTAGACCTCGATAAGGCTGCCGCAGAGGTAGTCGAGCTGCGCAAGCAGGAGCGTAAGGCACTGCTCGACGGCGACGAAGAGAAGGCTACCCAGCTATCCGCTCAGGCAGACCTGTTGAACCGTCGCATCGCTATCGCAGAGGCCGGGCACCTATCTTCGCAGGACAAGGACCAGGCGCTGGAAGACATGCGCATGGAGCTGACGATCGAGCGCCTGGAAGAGAAGTACCCTGTGCTGAATACTGCATCCGAGGAGTTTGACCAGGATATCGTTGATGACATCCTCGACAAGCAGCAGGGCTTGATGCAGCGCGAGCGCCTGTCGCCGAGCAAGGCGCTGGCCAAGGCCACGGAGTCCGTCATGAAACGTTACACGCCCAAAACGGATACTGCCGGAACGGCTAAGCCAGGGCTAGGCGCCGCGCAGGTCGGCACTGATCGCAAAGCAGCTGCTGTGGCGAAAGCTGTCGACGCAGCCGCACGTCAGCCTGGTAGCTTGAAGGATGCTGGCCTGGACAGCGACAAGGGTGGGCAGAGAGCTGCTACACCGGACGCAGGCGACATGACAGTCGAGGAATTCGCAGCGCTGCCTGAAGCCACACGGGCCAAGATGCGGGGCGACTACGCATAATGATCGTCGAGATTGATATCCCCACTGGCCTAAAGGCAGGTGATTCGTAGTCCAACCGAAGGAGGTGATCCGTGTCTAAAAGCAAACCGCAGCCGTTGAATCCCGCAAGACCCGTGCCCAAGCCCACAAGAGGTGGAAAGCGAGGTTGTTAAAAAGAATGGCACCTTCGGGTGCCATTCTGTTGCACACTCTAATGAACTCTGATAGAGTCACGAATAACAACACCTGTCAAGCCTCTCAACGATGCTCACCCAGACGGGTCACTGCAATACTCCGCGTAGCTGGATGCGATATTCTAGCCGGTTCGGCACCGTAAAAAGTCGTTAATTCGCAAGTTGCCAGCGACACAGGCAGCCGCAGATACCGCGAGAGCGTATCAGAGCACCGCGAACCTTGACGATTATTTTACGGAGCACAACTATGAGCTATACCAATTTTACCCAACTGACCACTGAGCAAAAAACCGCGTGGTCCCTCGACCTGTGGCGCCAAGCGCGCAATATGTCCTTCATCAACTCCTTCCTCGGCAAAGATTCCAATTCGCTGGTTCAGCACATTACTGAGCTGAAGAAATCTGAGAAGGGCGCCCGCGCCGTCATCACCTTGCTGGCCGACCTCGAAGGCGACGGTATCGCTGGAGACCGCACGCTGGAAGGTAACGAAGAAGCTATGAAGTCCTTCGACCAGGTGATCCGCATTGACCAGCTGCGTCATGCGAACCGCCATGAAGGTCGCATGGCCGACCAGAAGTCCATCGTCAACTTCCGCGAAGAATCCCGCGACAAATTGGCTTACTGGCTGTCCGATCGTATTGACCAGATGGCTTTCCTGACCCTGGCTGGCGTCTCCTATGCGAACAAGAACTCCGGTGGCACTCGTATCGGTTCAGACCTGACCAGTCTGGAATTCGCAGCTGACGTGACGCCCCCTTCCGCCAAGCGGTTCGGCAAGTTTGACCAAGCCACCAAATCAATCATCTGGGGTACGGGTTCCAGCGCTATCGTCGGCGGTGCATCCGGTACAGCTGACTTCCCGTGCTGGGAAATGATGGTTCAAGCCAAGGCATACGCCAAGGATAACTACATTCGCGGCATTAAGGGTAAGGGCGGAGAAGAAACCTACCACGTATTCCTGTCGCCACAAGCGATGGCCCGTCTGAAGCTCGATCCGACCTACATGGCCAACCTGCGCTACGCGCAGACCCGTGGTAGCGAGAACGAAATCTTCACCGGCACAACCGTTAAGGTCGACGGTCTGTACCTCCACGAATTCCGCCATGTTCCGAACACCCGTTTGGCTCCTTCCGGCAGCAAGTACGGCGCCTCCGGCACTGTCGACGGTTGCCAGATTCTGTTCTGCGGCGCACAAGCCATGGGTATGGCCGACATCGGCAACCCTGAGTGGGTGGAGAAGGGCTTTGACTACGAGAATCAGCAGGGTATCAGCACCGGCAAGATTATCGGCTTCAAAAAGCCCCAGTTCTACTCCCAGTACAGCGGTGGAACGACCGAGGACTTCGGCGTCCTGTCCATCTACACCGCACAGTAACAGCTCACCCGGCCCCAGGGCCGGGTAACCCCTAATTTCAGGAGATTCACACCATGGCACTTATCAAACCCTCTCGTTCTGCCCAGTACCCGCTGGTGCAAGAGTATATCTTCAGCTTCGGCGACACTGTGACGGATATCGCCGGTGCGGCCAAGGATTTCAAAACTTTCGGTGGTAACCCGGTGTTCCCGATGTTCAACCTGCCCAGTGGTGCGGTTGTTCAGGGCGGCGACATTATTGTGGAAACCCCCTACGCCGGCACCACGGCAGCCACCCTGTCCGTGGGCGACTCCGGCTCGGCTACTAAGTACGCTTCGACAGTTGACCTCATGACGGGCGCCCGCACAGCCCTGACCCTCCCTGCAGCCACCACCGGCGGCCTGAATGTTATCGGCAGCCTGGCACTGACCGTGGCCAACGCGACTGCTGGTAAGGTCCGTGTGCGGATCATGTACACCGTAGAAGGTCGTGGTCAGGAAGTTCAGTCGACTTAATTTTCGCGGGGCTTGGCGGTACTCACCCCTGAAAGGTGCGTACCGCTTTTTTGAAACTAATAGGAGATTTTGCAATGCCTTCATTTGTGCTGAACCGGAATTACACGATGCGCACGCTTCACGGACACATCATCGGTTTCGTGAAAGGCGAACCCACGCATGTCCCGCCGGTCTGCGTAAAAGACGCACTATTGATTGGCGCGGAGCCTATTGGAGAAGAGATCGACATCCTTGATCCTGAAAATGAGCCGGTCATCCCGCTCAGTCCTGATGAACGCCAGGCAGCGCTGGTGACAGCCTTCGGTATGCTGGAAGAGCGCAACGACAGCCAGGATTTCTCAGGCAATGGCATACCTACCAAGGCTGCAGTTGAGAAGATCGTCGAATTCACAGTGGGGAAGAAGGAGATTGAGGCCCTGTGGGTGGCGTATGTGGCTGAAAAGAGCTCAGTAGAGTAATGCTCTCCGACGAGCTTTACGACATATTCAGGTCCGATGTTGTGGACTTCGCCAGACCATATCTTTGGTCTGACGACGAGGTGTGGCGTTACATGAACGAGGCTTATTTCACCTTCGTTCGTCTTACCGGCGGTATTGCGGACTTTACGTCCGATGCAACTGCCGTACCTATTGTGTCAGGTCAGTCGATAGCAGCGCTTGACCCTTCGATCCTGCGGATCATGAAAGCCTACCGGGCGTCAGACGGCGTAGCGATCAACATAATCAACTCTACCGATCTACCCATGCATGACGACAACGATTACGGTCGCAGCCGACCTGTATGGATGGATACAACTCCTGGCACTGTGCGCTACATGATGATTGGCATGCAGGCGAACACCTGTCAGTGGTTTCAGACACCTATCATAGACGATACAGCGAACCTGCTTATCTACCGCTTGCCGTTCATTAAGATCACCGGCGCCGCACAGCCGTTCACTGACGTTGGCGAAGAACACCACTACAGCCTGTTGCTGGGTATGAAGGCGCTGGCTTACCGCAAGCAGGACGCAGAAACCTTTGACCGTGCGAAGGCTGCTGAGAACGACGGCTTATTCCGTGCGTATTGCGCACAGGTGAGGGCTGAGTTCGAGCGCAAGAAGCACAAGCCGCGCAGTGTCGCATATGGGGGGTTGTAATGACCGATTTCACTGTAAAGCAAGGTCGTACATTTAGCCGCGCGCTGTGGGTGGTGCGATGACCATCACGATAATCAGGGGAGAAACATACAGCCGCGTGCTAAGGCCGACGGCCAAGCCGTATATCTACATCCCCATCACATCTATCACAAATTCCGCGCCAGTAAGGATCGCAGCACCTGGGCATAAGCTTGTTACTGGGCAGTTCGTCGCGGTCGTTTCCGTCAAGGGAATGCGAGAGATAAACGCTGAACTGGACTCAAAGGGCGAACCGAAATTGACGGCGTACCGTAAGGTTACGGTAGTGGACGCGGATACGATAACTATCAATAACGTGAACGCATCGGACTTCGGCGCCTACACCTCCGGCGGCTATCTGCAATACTTCACGCCAATTGACATGTCAGGATGCGCTGCGCGTCGCAGCATCAAGGACAAAGAAGGCGGAACGGTGCTGCTCAGTCTGACTACAGAGAACGGCGGTCTGACCATCGACAACGTGAACCATACCATCACCGAGACGATCTCTGCCGCAGATACCGCAGCGATTACATGGCGCAAGGGCGTCAGCGACATAGAGTTGGTCACGACTGCTTCCGGCTATGTCAGCAAGATCATGGCGGATAGCGGAAACCCGATTGAAGACGTTGTAGTGCTTGGGGAGATTACAACGTGATCGAGGTTATTGAAGTACACCCTGTAGTGATTGAGGAGAGGCAGGTATCGGTAGTTGAGCTGGTTGACCGGCAGGTTATATTCGGAGGTGAGCAAGGGCCGCCAGGGCCACCAGGAACCACCGCGGATAAGTATGAGCACCAGCAATTGATTGCAGCAGCAACTTGGGTGGTGAACCATAACCTAGGCTTTCGCCCTCAGATTAGCGCACTTTCACTCGGAGGTGCGACAATGTGGGCCGAGGTGATTCACGCGAGTCTGACTCAGGCGCTCGTCTATTTCGATGAGCCTCGATCTGGGTTAGCAATTTGTTCCTAAAGGAGAAACTCAATGGCAATAGACGTTCAACGTACTCTTGACTTCGGCAATGCCCGAAAGGCTATCAACCTGCCCGACCCTACCAATGCGCAAGATGCGGCCACCAAGGCGTATGTAGACAGCGCAGTGGAAGGTCTATCGTGGAAGGACTCCGTGCGGGTAGCAACCCAAGCCAACATCAACCTGACCAGCCCCGGCGCTACGGTTGATGGCGTCACGATGGCACCGGGAGACCGCGTGCTGGTGCGTGCTCAAACCGATGGTTCTGAAAACGGCATCTACGTCTGGAACAGTGACAGCGTCGCCATGACCCGCTCCCTTGACTCCAACACGGCGGCTGAATTGGAGCAGGCCATCACAACTGTGGAGGAAGGCACCAGTGCTGGTGTGACGTACCGCCAGACGGTAGTGAATGCCACACTAGGCAACACTCCGCTGTCCTGGACTACGTTTGGTTCCTCCGTGCCGACTGCTACCACCAGTACCCCTGGTGCGGTGACTATTGCCACTCAGAGTGAGGTGGATACTGGAACGGACACCAATAAGGTGGTGACACCCGCCACCTTGAGAGGTTCGGCCTGGGCAACTCTGAAGTACAACACCGCTGTTGGTGATGGCTCCTCCACCAGCTACGCGATCACTCACAACTTCAACACCCGTGACGTGGAAGTCGAGGTCTACCGCAACAGTGGTAACTACGATACCGTGTTGGTAGAAATACAGCGCACCAGCGTGAACTCGATCACCCTGTTGTTCGACACCGCCCCCGCCGCCAACGCCTATCGCGTGATGGTTCGTGCGTAAGGAGACGTAAATGGCGATCGAAGCCCTCAGTGACATCCAAAAGGGTGGAGTGGGGGCTTTCCAGCCTTCGGAGGCGCAACAGGTGTTCATCCAGCCAACCAAGCCTGCTGATACTGGGAAGCCCTATATCTGGATTCAGACCGGCTTGCCGGATAGCGGATGGACTGTGTATTACAACGATACGGGGACTACTTAAATGCCACTTCAAAATCTCTTTGGGGATATGAGCATGGAGGCGACCCAGCAAGAGATGCTGGACCATATGACTCTACTCCTCGCAGCCATCCTGGAGAAGCTCCCTCGTATTGATACCGCAAATCGGGTGATGGTGTCTCACGCGGAGAGCAGCCCCACCGTCTATATCGCCGGAGCGCAGACACTGTCAAACCTGACTACCGCAGCAGACTTGAACCGCCTTAACGCTTTCGGCACGGCTGGTGTGACATCAAAGCCGGCTGATGCGATCCCACTGCATACCTCCAACTTCGGGGCCATGCACATCTACGACAACATCAAAGTGAGTTAAGCCATGGCACTGACAGTTAATCTCCGCAAGATGCTGCACCGCAAGAGCGCCGAATACTGCACCCCCAACGCGGCAGGTAGCACCGTATCCGGTTCCTTCATAGTGTCGTACAAGTCCGATGCGATCCCGAACCACGACACTGCATACTACGTGGGAGGTGTTTCGACCATCTGGAACTACAGCGCTGATCAGGATGCATGGCAGCAGATGCCTAACTCTGGCGCAGCGGGAGCATTCGCAGCCGGTGCCTGTGGTGAGTTCCACCTTCTAGCAGCCCCAGGTGGTAACACCACGAACACGGCCACTGGTGGCACCACGACTTCGTTCACGACGAACCTGACCATCACCAGAGACCTCGCAGGCCATGAGGTGCGGATTGTTGGGGGCGCAGGTGCTGGCTACACCGGCAAGATACTAGGCAATACGTTGGGTGCAAACGCGGTGATTACTCTTGCGACCGCATCCAACACTGCATTCAGCAACACCACTCAGTACCAGATTTTCTCTGGCTCGTTGTGGTTCTTCAACGCTGGCACAACTGCTGTGGGCTTCTCGGTGTACGACCGTGCCACGAGCACCTGGACTGCTCGCAGTGTTTCAGGCGTGCCGACTGCCTGGGGTACGGACGGTCAACTGATTGGCACGCCCAGCCGCACCTCGAACAATGGTAACGGTTTCGTCAATGGTACGGCTACAGCGGGTGGCTCCAACACCATCACGCTGGAGGCATCCAAGACGATGCTGTCGAACCAGTGGGCGAACTACCAGATTAGGGTCATCTCCGGGACTGGTGCAGGTCAGGTTCGTACCATCTCCAGCAACACGTCTGGTACGTCCTCAGTGATCACGGTCAGTGCTAACTGGGCGACTGTTCCCGATTCCACTTCGGTGTACCGCATCGAAGGTAACGATGATTATTTGTACCTGCTCGGCAACAACGTCGTGACCATGTATCGTTACAGCATCAGTGGTAATGCTTGGACGACACTGTCACCTGCGACGGCTCGTGCTGGTGCCCCTGGTGGTGGCCTGACTGCGAACTGGATCGACGATGTGCAGGTGGCTGATTGGCAAGATGGGAGCTATGCTACTCACTACACCGGCATGGTGAGCCAGAATGGGCGCTACATCTACAGCTTACGTGGCGCAGGTAGCAACGCGCTGGACGTGTACGACATATCCGCCAACACCTGGATCAACAATGTGCTGTACGGCCAACAGATGGAGACCTTCACCGCCGGCTCGTGCGCGGTTGACCTGTACGGGTACATCCACATCCAAAAGGATTCCACTGGCCGTATCTACCGCTTTGATGTGGCAAAGAATGTACTGGAACCTTGGGTGTTCAACCCGGTGCCTCAAGGTGCTGCCGTGACGGGTGACAAGATGTTCGTGGCAGCATACCGTGATGGTGCTTCGGAGGTGGATTACTTGTACACGCTTGGCAACACGCGGTCTGAGTTGACGCGCTGGGTGATGATCTAAGTCACGGGGGATTTTAATTGGTATCGGCGGTAGAGTAGGATTCCAACTTTTGCAATCAATTGCAGGGATCGCCATGCTAATTAACCAGTGGCGAAAGCCCCTGGATAACTTCTACAGTTAATTGAAGTCTTTAGATAGTTGAGTTTATGACGTGACAGAATTACATAATAGAAGGGCCTCTGACGTGTCACAAGATAAGATACTTGTTCTTATTGAGCAAGCCAATGATCCAAAAGACCGCGCGTTTCTGATCGTCCTCCAGCAGATCAACGAATCGCTGATCGCCAACACCCGTATCATCAACGAAGTGGCGGAAAAACTCGACAACCACTTGACGGCTTATGAGGCCCACACAGAACGAGAGCAATTGCTGCTGAACCAAGGCAAAGGGATGTGGCGGGTGGCGGCGAGATTGCTTGGTGGTATCCAAGCCATTGCCATTGTGCTCATAAGTTTCGCGTTTAACGAGATAGTCACCATCAAGAAAGATATCAGTGATATAAGCGCGTGGGTTAAGGTGCACGATGCGAAGGAGAAGGTACGATGAAACTCTATGCAGACTGGAAGAATCTTGTAATACACGCATGGAGCGTGCGCTTCGCCCTGTTGACAGCGGCGCTCAATGGGATGTTTATCTCCATTCCAGCATTCATGGGGATAATCGAGCCGCGCTTGTTCGCAGCTTTGACAGTGGCACTTTCCATTGCGGTAGTGATTTCTCGCCTGGTGCGTCAGCCCAAGACACTGGGCGACGACGATGACTGACCAACCACGCATTCCTGCATCGACATGGAAGACCATCGGCGCAACTGCGGCTGTCGTCGCGTCGCTTGCTGCTTATGAGGGCTACCGTGGCGCGGCCTACGACGATGGCGTGGGCGTGCAGACAATAGGGTTTGGCACGACCCAAACCGCATCCGGCCCTATTAAACGCGGGGATAAAACCGATCCTGTGCGTGCGGTGATAAACCTTCAGCGTGATGCAGACGCACACGCTAAAGGTCTGGCTGGGTGCATTGGCGATGTGCCTCTTAGAAAGGGTGAGTGGGATGCTTATGTTTCATGGACTTATAATGTAGGGGTGAGTAGTGCTTGTCACTCCACGTTAGTGAAGAAGCTCAAGCAGTCCCCGCCAGATTATGACGGGGCGTGCAAAGAATTGCTGAAATGGAATCGTGCTGGTGGTATGGAATCGTTTGGGCTTACCAAGCGCCGTCAGGCAGAATATAAAATGTGTGTAGGAGAACAGCCTTGAACCCATTACCAATCATCGCCGCTGCGCTGCTCTTTGCTTTGGGCTTGGCTTCCGGTTACACATGGGAGCACCGCGCAAAGGTGGCTGAGGTGTCAGCGATCAAAGCCGATATCTCCAAGCGCGAAGCCGCCGCCGCAGAAGAAACTCGACACCGTATTGAAACGGCAAGTCATGCCGCCGATCAAGCGCTGGCCGAGCGCGATGCTCGTCTAACTGACCTTGAAACTACCAACCGGAGACTCCGAAATGACATCAAAACCGCTACTACTGGCCGCACTTGCCTGTCTGCTGACGCTCGCGGCCTGCTCCAGCAATCCCCCGCTTTCGGTGTCAAGTTGCCCGCGTCCTCCGGCAGCGCTGCTCCAGCCACTGCCGCCGCTCCCCCCGATACCAACGACAGCACGGACACCGACGTTGCAACCTGGATCGTCGATGCAGCAGACCTCTATGAGCAATGCAGGGCGCGGATCGACGCGCTGAGAGAGTGGGATATTCATAACCAAGGAGACTCAAAATGGCAAAACCCGTTATAGGTGAAAGCTACGGCTAAAAATGATATGATAGGCACACGTTATCAGGAGGTCACACATGGATGAGATTACTAAGTCTGCGTTGCTCTCCGCTGCGGAGTTGTTCCCCAACAAGGCGGTGCGTTTTACTCACCAGTTCCTAGATGGGGCCGATGGAAGGCCATGCGGCCTTGTCCCGAACACATGGGGTGGGTCTTCTGTCGAAATACCTGGGCGGTGGTGGAAACGTAGTGCAGACTAGCTCTATCAAAACGCTACGTACCTTCGATGGGCTGAATAATGTTTCAGACCCTATGCGTGGGACCGGGGTAGGAACTGATCAGAAGCGTACATGGTCCTGGTGTTCTATCGCGGACAATGTTGATTTTACAAACTCGCACGGAGCGGCGTTGCGTGAAGGGTACACGTCTCACGTTGCTGCGACGCGCATCACCGGATCGTACAGCTCCTTCGATTACAGCAAGCTCTACATCATCGACGCTGGGACGCTTAAACGGGTAAACGCTGACGGTACAACTACCACTCTGTACGGTATTCTTACAGGTACTGCTTATTGGAGCGAGCAGAACGATACCGTTTATCTTTCCTGTGGTGCTGACAAGCTACTGATTAAGCCGGATAACACCGTCACGCGGTGGGGTGTGCCCTCTCCTTCACAGCCAGACATAGCTGATTCTAACGGTAGTCTGTTTGCCGGATTCTACCAGGCGGTTCTCACGTACACAGATTCGACAGGGCGTGAGGGCGGAGCCAGTCCAGCAGTAGGTGTACAAGTCTTGAACGGTGGTTTTACACTCAGTAATATTCCACTCCTCGCTGGTTATACTGCGCAACTTTACGTGACGGAGGCTGACGGTACGGTGTTCTACCACGTAGACAGGGTATTGACAGACTCCTACACGGTTACAAGTCTGCCGCTTGGTCCTGAGCTTACTACGCAGTTCTTGGACGAGCCACCTGAGAATGGTAGCTACATTGCCTTTTTAGGCGCCAACGCCTACATGGCGGAGTACATCCCGGAACTCGACCAAACAGTAGTCTGGTTCAGCGCTGAGTTTGGCTACCATCTGTTTAACCTGAACAGTGACTATTTCGTTGTCCCTGGGGAAGTGACACAGATGTATGGTGCGGGGATTGGGCTGGTTATCACTACACAGAATCGTGTGTTTGCGTATAATGACGACAAGCTCGTTCAGCTCGCAGAGTACGGGGCAGTTCACGGGCAGCATGCCGACCTAGGCCCAGACGGGTTGATCTACTTCTGGACTAAGCGCGGTCTGTGCTGCGCAATGCCTTTCAAGAACCTGACAGAGTCAACTGTTAGCGTAGCCCCTGGTGTACAGGCAGGTGGCGGAATCATAGAACGCGGCGGTTACAGGAAGTACGTCGCAGTAATCCATCAGGGCGGTGACGCCTACAATAGGAGACAGACATCATGACGGTACGAATTTCAACTGGAATGCGGGGTAAGATGCTCGACGGGGGGGCTACCGGCGGGATCAAAGGCTCCCTCGCTCTTGGGTTTATTAACATATACACTGGGCCGCAGCCGCTTTCAGCGGATACTGGGGCAACTGGAACACTGCTGGGCACGGTGTCAGTGGATGGTTCCGGCACGGGGCTTACGTTTGATCCTTCGGTTGGGGGTGTCATATCCAAGGCCGCTTTGGAGAACTGGAAGTTTACAGGGCTTGCTGCGGGAACAGCCGGGTGGTGCCGATTCTGGCCCGCGTCTGGTAACCCTGCCAATACGTCTACCACTGAGGCGCGCATTGATATGGCGATTGCCTCCAGCGGGAGCGATGTAAACCTGAGCAATATTAGTATTACCGTTGGGGCGCCGAACACTATCGACGTGTACCAAATAACCATGCCCGCACAATAAGGAGTTACATCATGGCTTTTAAGGAATCTACAGGAATACGTAATGCAAATCTTGTCACGGGGTCCATCAAGAGTTTGCTGGACGGAGGTTTCATCAAGATTTACTCCGGTCCTGCTCCAGCCACGGCAGATGATGCGGTCACAGGCACGCTGCTGTGTACTATTTCGAACAACAGTACAGCAGCAGGTCTGACGTTCGAAGCGAGTGCCGCCAACGGGTCAGTCAGCAAGACGCTCAGTGAGGTATGGTCGGGTGTTAATGCTGCAACGGGTATCGCAGGTTACTACCGCTTTGTCACGGCAACTGACGATGGCACGCTGTCCGCTACGCAGTATCGGCTTCAGGGTAACGTTGCAACGGCTGGTGCTGAGTTGAATCTGTCGTCGATTTCGTTGACATCAGGTGCTACGCAGACAATTGATTACTTCGTGTACTCCAGGCCGACTCTGTAATGCCTGCTGAGCCAACACCGGGGGACGACGGGGGTCCTGGTACTCTCGTTTGGAGTAATCCTTGGGCGGAACCTCCCACGTATATAGGAAATAACCAACCCTTTGGCGGGCCAGGGGCGGGTGCCCTATTTGTACAGGTATCTGACCCTCCCCCAGCATGGGCGATAAACTACAAATATGATCGGGTTATTGTATCGTTCTCATCGGTGTATGCGTCGCCTATTACTGTATGGGCTTCTGTGTTTAATGCTCTGGGAGGCTACCTCGGCGGCGACAGCGTTGTGCTGGCACCGGGTGCATCCGCGGATATGAGCATATATCTTAGCGGACTGGGCGGTGACATTATGCTCTTATCTATGAATGCGATGGATGAGTATATGACGAGTGTAAGCCATGCCTGTGTACTTAACTACATACGTTTTCCAGGCAGTAGCTACTGGACAGCTATACTGGGCTGCGAAGAGTCCGCCTGATGATTGTGCATAAGATTGTGACTTCTCCCGAGGCCGCAGTCTACCTGCCTTTCGCTATGTCGAAGTTACGGTGGATGGAAGCCAATGTGAAGTACGCCGTTTCGCAGACGTACATAGTGAATGGTGTAGAGATACACATTCATCACAACCCATTTACGAAGCAACAGTACGCCCGCTTGGTGGGTGGCCCGTACCCCGCGTATGAGTTCTTTACAACCGACACCTTTACATACTATCCGTTTCCGGGCACACCTCCTCATACCGTACTCGCTGATGCATACACATGCGGGCATCTTACGCAGCTCAGGTTAGGACCGACGCCTCAGCCTCGCAAAGTCGTATCATACACGGGGTTAGATAATGCACCCATAACTTCGTATCTTGATGGGGCTAAAGGGGCGTTGCTGCAGAATGCGTTTAACGATCAGAAGATAGAGTTCAGACAGAACTGGACTACGGGAGCTGAGCCAGTTCCTTTGCCGGTGGTTCCTGATCCCGAATTGATGACCCTGTCTGTAACTTGCACACCTGACATATACCCCCCGTACTATCTGATGCGCCAGCAGACTTGGGGGGGTATAGCACGACCGATTGGAGACGCTGGATGGGATTTACGGCAAACCGTTTTTCAGAAGCATGTAAAAAAGGCGGCTGCTACCGTAATGCTACCAGCGCCAAAATGGTGGCGGAGAGGTACGACGCTGAAGACAAGTAGGGGGTTAGTTGCAGTTGTTACGGACTCGTTTAACAATTTTTACTTCTTCAAAGTTAGCGATGCTTCACAGAATTCTTCATTTAAGGTAGATACGAATATGGGAGAACTGTCGTATATACCTTTGGACAAGTGCGTTGTTGTGGGGCAGGAGGCTTATATGCCTCCCTGGGCGGCTCGGTGTACGGATGATAGCTTAGTGGCTATGCCTAACGCGTGGCTGTCTGCCTATACCTGGCTGACGGAGGAAAATGTTCAGTTCATGAGGCCGCTGCATGATTTACCCGTCGCGCCGCCGGACCCTACTGTGTCGATGCCACGTTTCGCGCAACAAGGGTGGTCGTCTTCCGCACCGAAGAGCGCGGTATTCCAGGTTAATCAAGCCTTGTGGAATTTCAGCGCAGATGGGTCGAAGGCGGTTGCTGTTGTCGGGTACGACAGGGGGCCTCAGATGTGGCAACCGCAACGTTACGAGGAGGGGAAATATGGTATGAGGTTTCAGCCGTTGGAGCCTGTAGTAACCGCTCGGTACTGCTCGGATAGCGTTGCTGATATTCGTATCCCAGCAGAATTACAACCTAAGTTTCCGCCTGAGCTTGGTCTGTATCCTCAAAACCTCGTCACCCCCGCGCTGGTTGAGGTAAATATTTTTGCGGATATAGACGAAAAAGGAACGTTGACGGCCTCTGTGACTCTGCGAAGCTCAGACAAAGATGCGTGGTATGTCAACGCGGACTACGCATACAGACATCCCGAGCTTAAAGCCCTAGGGGTGAATGAAGGCGACTTGATTACTGGTGAAATACGATGCTACTTACAATATCCTTTTGAGTGGCCACCTAACGATATGTTGGCTGATACCTATTGCCCACTAATCAACGAGGAAGTCACTACTTATCGAGTGCGTAACGGCGCTACCACTCTATTAGAGATAGCTACGACAACCATGAGTACGGATTATACGGCGCCACTACATGGTGTTCCTATATCGTCAGTAACTGTGCCCACCTGTAAAGAGGGCGATTACGGTGTATACCCACATCCGCCGGAGTACGTTTACGGAGGCGATAATGAAGTTTCCCCCGGCATGTGGGAAGCCTGTCATCTCAAACCAGACCAGTATGGGGCTCATTTTACTTATGCGTGTAGCCACCCTTACGTAGGCATGGTGCCTATATATGCAAAACCATCTTCGTCTTCTGTACAATTATATACAGTTCTCGCGGCATGTGATCTGCGGTCACTGTCATTTATCTTTCATACAAGTAGCTATGATACTAAACTCACGCGAGGTTTACTTGTGTACCACCACGGTGTAGTAGAGTACAGTACGCCTGGCGCAGATACGTACACAAGGTACGCTCAGGACGAGTGGCTTGATACTCACGTGCTCAAGATATACCCCACGACTTCGGATATTGTGAAGTACCGTCCCTACTTCGTTGATGGACTCGGAGGGGGTCGTGTAGCAGAAGACCTTAGAACAATGGGGGTAGCCTGCTACTCTGTGGCGCATACAGGCCTTGCCTCTGGGTTACAGGGGGGCGCCGTCCACCTATCAACGCACCCAAATGGATCATACGCAATCTGCGCGGAGGGTGGTGCGGAATATGGGGTGTACGACAAAATTGTGTATTCCTATCTCAAGGATGGAGTGCTTTGTACTTCCACGACTACGCACGCGGAGGCGTTCAATAAAGCATTTAACCAGTCGCGCCAACACAGTGACTATGGTTCTGCAACGGCTACGTTCAAGTATGGATCGTTAGGTTTTTCAGGGGGTTGGGTATGACAACTTTTACAAAAGTAAAGTTAACTACTCTTATACCTGGGTCGCCAGGAGTCCCAGCAAGTCCTGGAACGCCAGCTACACCCGCGCACTGCGGTATGGAACAGACAGGGGTTACTATCCCGGTTGAGTACGAATACGTTGGAGATCACCACGGTGACTACGGTGGTGGTAGCGGTGATCCCAATGCTCCCGTTTACATTGCTAAGTATGGCAAGCCAGTGCCTAGGTACACTAAAGTGTGTACGCCCTATTACCCAGCTATACCACCTACTCCGGGTGTGCCGCCTACGCCGGGAATCCTGGTTGTATCCAACAACATTGGCTGGAACTCCGGGGGGAGAAGTATTGCCGAGGTAGCTGACCTTGGTGGTTTTAGTTTTAGCGTCTACGCCAGCTCCGTGGGTGTTGTTGTCGGGTTAAACAACTACGATCACGGGTATGGTTACGCCGAAATGCCCCATGCGCTGTACTTCTCGCATGGTGCCGTACAGGTATATGAATCAGGTGTATTCGTAGCGAATGCCGGGTCGTTTATCTCGTCTGACGTATTTTCTATCGTTCGCCAGGCCAGCACGGTTGAATATTTCAAGAACGGCGTCACACTCTGGACAAGCCCCCGCAATATAGAAGGGTCCATGTTTCTGGACTCCTCGCTGTATTTTGCGGGTGACACCATTGTCGATGCGGGGCCAGCGAGCGACGCTCTATCTTCGCCTACCCTAGCGTCGTCATATAATACATCTCAGCCGTCGGTGGCTGAAGGCTATGCTGGGTACTACAACTATGCCCACGTTCAGTCTCTTCAAGCAATAGCTTCTGCGGGTACGGGCGGATGTAGCGTGAATTATTCGCTTCCATCCGCCGGGCAGGGTTTCCAAGGTACATACGCACAGGCTACAGCTAGCTCGCTCCCTGCGTATGCTACTGCGGGACTGTCTGGTCACTGCGTATGCAGCGCGTTGCCCGCGACTACTGAGGCTTATGCTGGGAAGTACGCGATCAGCATCAACCACTCGGCGCCGTCGGTATCAGAATCCACCGCGGGAATGATTCAACCTTCGTGGGCTACCGCGTCTAATATTTCTGTTCAATCGGTTTCGTATAGTCATGGGTTGACTGGGGAGATCGGAGGGCAAACTACAGCTAAGTCGCGTCCTGACTACGCGCGAGCTTCGAATTTCGCAACGGGTTATAGCGATGCCGTATCTGCGCCGTCAGAGGCTATCAGTGGTGGTTATGTCGTCATCAGTATAGCCGATGCTACGCTCCCCGCGTTGACAGGTAGTGCGTCAGGTACGCTTCAACCCGCTGAGGGGGCAGCCGTTGTATTGCCGGCTCTGGGTGTATCCGCTTACTCAGGTGCCCAGTCGGAACTTACGCTGCCGATGATTACCCCGGTCGTAACCGGCACGGTTCCGTCCATCGCGCGCGTAGATGTTACTCTGCCCGCGTTGCTCGGCGCATCATCCGGCACAGTAGGGGGCATCGCCTTTGTCTCTGGAATGTTGCCCGCAGTAACAGGCGCTTCCTACGGGGGCGGACAAGCAGCAGGGACGTTGCCGGCGTTAACCGGCTACGGCGTCGGAACTATAGGTGGTATCGCTGAGGCTTCGGGGTTGCTCCCTGCGCTTGTGGCTACCGCAGAAATTGTGTCAGAAGCCTTCGCCCGCGTAGATGTTACATTACCCGCGCTTACCGCAGCGCCGTCTGGTCAGGCATGGATTACACTCCCGGCGCTTACTGCGCATGCACTGGGTAGCGATGTCGTTGCCGTCACATACGAAGCCTACGCCATCAACCTCACGACGGGAGCGGTTAGCCACTACACCAACTATCCGTTCGACAACATCTTGCGCTTCGGAAGTAAGTATTATGGGGTCAAGGCCGACGGCGTGTTTGAGATAGGTGGCTCGCTAGACCTTACCGTGCCCATCGACGCGCACATTAAAACCTTCCAAACAGACTTTGGCGTCAAGAACTATAAACGGCTTCCTTATGTATATGCTTCAGGCCGTAGCGACGGAGGTGTTACAATAGGCGTAACTCCCGACGAGGGTGTAACCTATGAGTACGACTCCTACTGGGGTGAAGTGCCGGGAAGTACAAACCATCGGGCGACCGTAGGGAAAGGAATCAAAGGCGTGTACTATAGTTTGGATGTGAAGAACATAAACGGCGGATCGTTTGAGCTGGATGAAATCAGCGTGCAAGTTACACCTACAGTGAGGGCTGTCTAATGGCAAATGATGCATCCGCAATTATATCCGATGCCATAGCCGCTGCGCAGGACATGCGCCTAGGGGCTGCTATGGCCATAGATGAGGCGCTTGGACGGTTGTCGTCGTACCAAGCGCCGCGTACCAGCGACATTCCATACATGCAGATATGGTCGAACTTCAACCTTGGTGATGTCCCGGAGTTCCACGGCCAACACTACACCCCGCCGAACAAAGATTTTGGTCAGCGTCCTGAGTTAGCTCCGAATCCTGAACGCGATTACGGGGAAAAGCCAGGTCTAACCGCGAAACAACCGTTGTTCATCGAACCGCTCCGCCCGAGCGGAATGAGGCCGTTTACCAATACACCCCCTTCACCGAACGGCCTTACTATTCCTCCTGCGCCTGCTGCGCTGTCGAACCTGAACTTTGCACCGCCTAAACTGGCGGATATCGCTGTACCCCCTGCACCGTCAGTTCATTTGCCTGAATTTGCCGCAGTTGCTCCAGATACAGGCATAGAAGCGCCTACCGACTTCGAAGCAAGATTCGCGGCCAACTATGCGGGTATGTCTGTCTCCATGCGTAACAGTTTGGATGCGGCGGTAGATGCGCACCTGAGTAAGATTAACCCCGAATACAGCGCGCAGATGGCCGCGCTGGAAGCCAAACTCTCCAAATATATGGCGGGGGGTACCGCGCTACCGATAGAGGTAGAGCAGGCTATCTACAATCGTGCGCGCGATAAGACCAACGCTGAGTACCTTAAATCGCGTGACCAGATCATGAAGGAAGGCGCCAGCAGGGGCTTTACCATCCCTGGCGGCGCACAGTACAGCGCACTTGCTCAGTCGCGGCAAGCAGCAGCAGACAATAACGCCCGAGCTGCGATGGATATTGCCATCAAGCAAGCTGAGATGGAGCAGCAGAATATTCAGTTTGCCGTGACTCAATCTGCTAATTTGCGGGGCGTAGTGCTGCAAGCGGCGGCGTCGTTCCTGTCAAGTCTGGTGCAGATCAACGGACAAGCCATTGAATACGCCCGAGACGTACTCTCTGCCGCGATTGCGCTGTACGACACGATGGTGAAGATCGCTACTGCGCGCATTGAGATTTACAAGGCCGAGGCGCAGGTATACGAAATTCGTCTGCGAGCTGTGCTGGCGGTATACGATGTATACCAGGCAGAGATTAAAGCGATTGAAGCGCAAGTGAACGTCGATCAAGCGCGCGTAGCTGCTTTCACGGCGCAGATGAACGGCTATGGTGCTTTAGCCAATGTGTACAAAGCCGTAATAGATGGGGTAGTGGCGCAAGCTCAAGTAGAGAAACTGAAGGTCGATATTTTCGGCGAGGAAGTTCGCGCGTATTCCGCTGAAGTCGGGGCTAAACAAGCAGAGTGGCAAGGGTTTATTGCGCAGGTACAGGGGGAATCCGCCAAGCAACAAGCCTATGGCGAGGAAGTCAGGGCCTACGCAGCCGAGGTAGAGGGGTACAAGACAAGTGTTTCTGCCTGGGGGGAAGAGGTCAGAGCCGTAGCGGTCAAAAATGAAGGGGCGCTTAAAACATATGAAGCGGCGATTCAAGCATATATAGCCCAGGTGCAGGGGGCAAGTACATCTGCCAAGGCTGAGGTTGAATCGTTTGCTACTACTTTACAGGGATATGTGGCAAAGGCGAATGCAGAAGAGGCGCGGGCGAAGGCTGATATACAGGCAGCAGCGGCTAACCAGTCAGCACTTATTGCTGTGCGGGACGCGGACAACAAGACCTTGCTAGCTACGTCTTCCGCGTATAATACCTATATGACAAATTCTGCAAGCGTAGCAGTTAACGCTGCGAACGTGTATTCAAGCATGGCAGGGTCCGCGATGGCGGGTATTAGCGCGCTCGGTGCAGTAGTTGAAACAACTACGGGATAATAAACACTCTAATGGGGTCTGACAGATGGATAATATTGCTAAAGCATTCAAGCAGAAAGGTCTCTACGCCAGCTGGCGCTCGATGGACCGCAAAGCAGCCGCCGAGCGCGAGCCCGCCCTGGTCCCAGGCGGCAAGTACGCTGGTGGCCTAGTACCTGTTGGCTATGGCGCAGGGCAAGGTTTGAGCACAGCGGGCGACGGCTTGGGCGCGCGCATGCAGCGCATGGCGAACAACCGCGCAGCGCAGATCGAGGCTGCTGTAAATGGCCCCGCAGTTGCCGTGCGCCCCGTAGCAATTGCCCCCGCGCAGGTAGTTCGTCCTGCACAGCAGGGCTTGAGCAGCCGCCCCGCACCGCCACCTCTTACGCTGCCGAACGGTCAATCGTACACTGGTGGTAGGGTTTCGCCACAGGAATTCGCCCACCTCGCTAAACAGCCGGGTTTCGATGCCACATCTTATCAGGACGAATTTGGGCCTGTGCCTGGCTTCGCGCACGGCGCGTTGATCCCCGGCCACGACCTCGCAGGTTCAGATAACGTGCCTGTCAAGGTGACGCGCGGCGAGGCGATCCTCCCCGTGAAGACAGTTGACGCCATGGGTGGTCCTGATGCTGTTGGCCAGCTCATTCGCGCGACAAATGGTACGCCGCCGGCAGGACTGAAGGCTGCTGGGCGGTATGCGTCAGGAACGACAGGCGATTTCGCAGATACGACGAACAACCGCCGATCCCTTGAGCAAGCATTTTTACAGCAGCGGGCTGATGCAGACGGGTCAAATGCGCAGGGGGCGGCTGCACAAGTGGGTAATTCAGGTTCAGCAACATTCCAAGGGTCGAGAAAGTTTGTGGGACCACAGGTGCCCCCACAGGCAGCCACTGCTGCCGATCCAGAGGTAGGTCCGAGTCCTGCTGCCGATCCAGAGGTAGGTCCGAGTCCTGCTGCCGATCCAGAGGTAGGTCCAAGTCCTGTTGACAGTGTGAAAAGTGTAATGCAAGATGGCTTGAATAAGGCGAAAAGCGCGGGTTCTCGTATTTCAAACTGGTGGAATAGAGTTACAGCGCCGAGCGACACAGTGTTCGGTATTCCAAAGGCGGGTGCAGCCAAAGGTGCTTATGTGGCTAATCTTGCAAAAAACGGTGTGAATCCCCTACAGGGCGGAGGTTTAGTTGGCGGAGCCCTGAGACCAGCAGCGTTAGCTGCGAACTATGCGCAGCACTGGGATGCGCTGGGCAATGATAGCCAACTGACAAATAGTGAAAAAGCTCAGATAGTTGCCCGCGACACGACGCGCGGGCTGTTCGATATTGCAGGTGGCGCTATTGGCGCCACGGGAGGCGGTTTGATCGGCTCGTTTGCAACTCCTGTGGCCGGTACAATTGCCGGAGGTATTGCTGGCGGCGTAGGCGGTGGCATGCTTGCGGACAATGCTATTGAAGGAGCGATGGGCAGCGCGCGTAAGGGTGCTAACTGGGTGAATGGTAAGTTAGGCGGTGATCCGAATTATTGGGAAGACAGCGACAAGCTGGCAGCGCGGGCGATGAAGCCCGGAAGCTCGCCCAGTATGGTTCAGCAGATCGGAAATAGAATAAGCGGAGTACCCAACCCGGACCCAGGTGCACAAGACCCCGCCAAGGCTCAGCAGGCAGCCAATCAGGCTCAGCAGGCAGCTCAGCAGGCCAAGGCCGATGCCGAGGATGATCAAGCTGCTTACAAATTGCTAGGCACAGGGCCGCAAGGCACAGGTGATGTCTACAGCGCTAGAGGGCGTGCGGCAATAGGTCGCGGGCAGAACAAGTGGCTCAGTGCGCAGGGCATCAGTCAGGACGACATGGCGCAACCGGCGCAGAGCTACCAGCAGGCTGATATGAACTCGCGCCAGACCGGTGGTCCAAACGGTCTCGAAGCTGCGAAGAACTACAAGCTGCAGTACGGGCCGAATACTGCTATGTATGGTCGGTCGGATCGTGCTGACGGCAAGCTCAACAACTTTACCGGGATTGGCGATGGTACGACGTGGGCGAGTCTTCACCCAGAAGAGTATCAGGCCGCACTGAACCGCGCGGCGGATGCGAAGCAGAGTCTCTATGCCAGCCTTGTGGCCCGCGCATCCTCTGGTGATAAGGACGAGTACAACAAAGCCTTACAAGTTGCCGCTGGTGACCCGGAACTCACGAGAGCCGTAGATGCTGCACACGCGCAGAACATACACCTGAATGCTGCCTGGCGGCGTGACCCTGCTGGCCTGGCGCGGCAGCAGCTCGTCGAACAGGGGAACCGTGCGCTACGCCAAGCCATGATGCAGAACGAGAACTACTACCGCAACCTGGATCAGCAGAACAAACAGGCGAATATAGCTATGGCTCAGAATCAGCTTGCTCGTGAGCAGCAGAACGACGCCTTTACTCATAGCAACACGTTATACGACCGCCGAATTCAAGCTCTCAAGGACAAAAACACCGTTGATGGCAAGTTGGACAACGCGGGTTTCAACGCTGACGTTGAGTTTATGCGCAGGGGTTTGGCAGAGACGGGGCACGGACTAGAAGACGCCGACAATCAGGTGTTTGATGCTCAGCTTGATAAAAGCCGAATTGCCAGCGCCCCGGAAACATGGTCGTGGCTTAAGTCCCTCACTGGCCTGCACGACCCTACTGTGAAGACAGCCCAGGACGCAGTTATCGACCACTATGAAGATTCACCGTTCGGGCGAGTGGCTGTGCTAAAAAGCGGGGCCACACGACGTGTGCGCGACTTTACAGGCAGCGGTTTTGGAACACCTTTTGACCCGTCGCAGGAGCGGCGCAACCGGCGCGACTTGGATCATGGTCAAGGAGGTTCATAATACCGTTCGGAGGTGAATTATAAAAACGGTATTATTTTCCTTAGCAATATTTTTCAGCACCGTATCTAACAGATAGGACACCGCTATGGCAGGACTCCGCGAGACCCTCTACGCAGCTAAGCCGATGAGCACTTCTCCAATGCTTAACGAGACTTTGTACGGCCCGGCTAGCGAGATAAACCCCACTGATTACAGCAACGCTGCGATAGCCAACACAGGCGATTTCGGACGTGGCCTAGCCGCCTCTATGCAGAGCGCTCTGGCCGGCGCTCAGCGCTATGTGGGTGATGACGGAGATGCTGCTGAGAATGCCGCCAGTGCTGCGGCCTGGGCGCCCGAGATAAGCAGCTATAAGCAGGTTCACGGGCTGAGTGACGCTGCCCGGTACGTGGCGGGGAAAGTGGGTGGAGCAGTGCCGTACCTGGCCGTCGGCGGGATAGGCGCCGGGCTGGGCCGTGCGGTCATAGGCGGGGCGCTCGGGGGAGAGCTGGGTGGTGCTGCGGCATTCCAGCCCATCATGGCTGGCGGCGAGATGCAGCGCATGGACAACGACCCGGCAGCCGCAGGCATGAGCCCGCTGGAGCGGCGCCTGCGTGCAGAAGGCTCCGGTGCGCTCCAGTCCGCTATAGGTGCGGCAGTCCCTGCGATGATGGCCGGGCGGTTGGTGACCCGCGCAGCAGCCCCAAGCCTACGTGAGCTACCTGGCGCCGTAGTCCGTGGCGCGCTGGCCTCGACGGCTGAGCAGGGCGCTGCTGGTGCTGGCATGGACCTCGTCAGCCAGGCTGGCCGCGCAAGCTACGATCCAAACTACCAGTACGACCCGGAAGCCACAGAAGAAGCTGCCGTGGGCAACGCCGCCGGCATGGCTCCGATGGGTATAGCGCACAGCGCGGTTGCACACGGTCTCGACGCAGCGGAGGCAGGCGGCCTTGGCGTAGCAGACGTAGCTGAGAAGGGCGCTGGGATGGTCTGGGATGGCACGAAGTACGTAGCCAAGAAGGCCGCGCGGGCAGGAGTGGACGCCGTCGTGCCAGCCGTAGGCAAGGCATACGATGCTGCAGGGGAACTGAAAGACATTTACGACAACGCCCCCGGCACGTTTGACCAGCGCGCCACAGCCGTTTTGGGCGCCGGCGCCGACATGGTGCAGGCGGGTGTTGAAAAACTGGTAGCTGGTGCAAAAGAGTCGACGGATAAATTCAACGCTGCACTGGACAACGTCAAGGCAGCTAATGCTGCGAAGATCGACAATGTGGGCGACAAACTCGGTGTGAGTGGTTCAGACCTGATTGCCCACCTGACAGATATTCGTGATCGTATAACCTCTGACCCGCAAGAGCAAGCTCTGCGCAATGACCTACTGGACGGAATCCTCGCTACGCTGCAAGAGCCCGACAGCGGAGTAAAGCTGAATGACAGGCAGACAAAGACAGTTGCGAGCGCAGTGAACAACTACCGCACGATCATGAACGATGGCGAACCTGACGCAGCCGCCGCGAGTCAGCGACGTGCTGCCAACACCCTGTTAAATGCCTTGAAGCAGGATCAGCTGGACACCCTATTCGACGCTGTTAAGCACATTATTAAACCTGTAGAAACGAATAAGTCGCACATCGGCGCAGATGGGCAACAACAGCTACACTACATTAGTCAGCATATGTTCGATAACACCCCGGCAGCGAAGATTATCTACAGCTTCGCCAACATGTACGATCTTGAGCCACAGGAGACCGAGAAAGCCCTGAAGGTAGCTAAGTGGCTCCAGTATGCGCGTGACACTGGGGGGCTCGATCTTAGGAAAGACGGGAAGCCGAACGCTTTAGCAGAGGCTTTCAAAGCCTACTTCATTGAGCGCTTCGGGGAGGGTGCTGGGAGCCTGTACGGATACCTGAAAAATGCAAACGACGCAGACACTCCAGTGCTCACAGTCAAAACCCTTATTAAGCAGAATTTGATCGGCTCGTCAGCGTCCGGTGTTAAGCCTGTTGAGCCGCGCGACATCATTTATCGTATTGAACAGCACGATGCAGCTGCTGCTCGCATGGCCTCGGGTGTGCGCAATGAACAAGATGACACTGCGCGGGAGGACATTCGTGATACTAACGAGGTGGCGCTGAAGCAATGGCTGCATCTTCATGTCAAGAACCCCAGCCAGGTGCTCCATGCGGTGCGGACGATGTATGATTTGTCGACGAATCCAAAGCAACGCACGGAGAAGGAGCAGGACATCGCCCGTGCAGGTGACCAGTCTAAAGGCAGCACTGTGCTCGGCTCAGATGAGTATGACGCCAACGCCGAGGGCGCCGACCAGGTGCTGACCGAAAGTGGCTACCAAGATGATGGTAGATCAGAAGATCAGACAGCAGCGACAATCCACGCAGCTGGCGACTGGGACATCCATGATCAGGACGTGCCGGTGACGGGGCACGCTACCGCGCGCTACCCGTACCAGCATGGCGAACTGGGCTATCTCAAACGTGAGGCAGAGACGAGACACAACCACTACGTGGATGTTAGCCAGATGAACGTGCTGGAGCGCGCCAAGCATCGTGAGGAAGGTCACCTCGACAACGAGGCGCGTCAAGTTGTGCACCGTAATACAACCGATGCTGATCGCTACGCGACTGAGCTGGATAAAGAAGGTATCAACGTCGGCCATTACATCAACGCACTTGACGCTTATAACAAAGCACGCAAAAACAACACAGAGTCACGGGGTGCGATTGACTACCTCAAGCAGGACCACAAGTTGTCCGCTGATCAAGCGTACAAGATCAACGATATTTATTGGGCTAGGGCTCAGCAGGATGTTTTACGCCACGATGGCGCCGAGGCTTTCTTTACGAAGTTCCCCCACCACTACCTGATGACGCGCGGCAAAGCGGCTGGACATGAGCAAGTAGAGTCGCGTGACATTCTGAAAGCTCAGGTTAAGACGCCATTCAAGGTGGAGTCCCCTGAGAATGGGCGGTTGGTTGTAACGGATGCAAAAACACATGAGATGCATGTGCTAGATTTACCCACGCTCATGCACCTGTCGCTCTCAAAGGTGCGCTCCCGCACAGAGGGCGAGACAGAGGGTGATTACTACGACCGTAATCTGGAGAGCAATCCGCGCTATAAGGACGACCTGATACAGGCGTATGGTAACGTACTGGAGTCGTTGAAGAGTAACAAGGATTATCCGCTAACTGACGAGTCCGCCGCCCTGCTGGCCAAACCAACGTCGAATTTGAAATTGACCGCTGAGGGGGTGACCTGGGGCGACCTGAACGAGCGTAAAAATACAGGTGAACTTGGGCCGAAGGACGCTGAGGCTGTGTCCAAATTCGTCACACTTTATCCGAGCAAGGCGACCATCGAATCCCGTGAAAAGGGTGTGCTCAAAGGTTCGATCAATGACCGTGTGAATAATCCTGAAGGTCAGCCGGTTTCTATTAACGCGAAGGCGTTGGTGGCGTTCATGGCGAAAAAGGTCGGTGTGGACATGAAGAAGCTGACGCGCGAAGCGGCCATCACCTTGTTCCACAAAGGTATCGTCGAGTTGCGTAAAGCTGGCTACACGCTGCCTGAACTGGTTAGCGAAAAGACCAAGCAACTACACCCACTGTATGACCAATTGGTGATTGCAGACCGCCCGCACATGACTGAAAGCGAGGTGGATGATGGAGCGCCAGTGCGTTCGAAGCCGCGTGGTGAAGATGGGAAGATCGACCAGAAGGCTGTCATTCAGCTCAGGCAGAGCGACCGGACTGTGAATGGGAAAAGCCGTGACCAAGCACCTGTTCTGGCAGGACTGCACCCTGAAGCCTTGGCTGTGGCGAGGACTGAGTCGTTTATCAAGGTGATCGAAGGGGAGATGCGCAGTCGAGAAGCCCATTACGCTGAGCACAAGATTGGTAAGGATGTGGCCGCGCGTATCGAAGAGCTGAACAAGAAGGTTGCTGAACTTGGCCGCAAGATTTCCACTGAGAATAGTATTGACGCACAGAAGAAACTGCGAGCAGAGCTTGCCGAGGTGCACAGTGAACGTATCGCTGTAACCAAGGCCGCTGAGAAAAAGCGAGACGAGCCTGGTGTGGCCAAGCCTACCGGCGCCGAAATAGCGCGTCTGCAGCGCATGCTTGAGAATGACAACGTGCGCGGGGTGCGCAGCCGCCTTGAAGACATGACTGACGCGCAGCTTGAAGCGTTGCACCGCAATATGTCCAAGGTGCTGGCTGACAAGCGTGGTGAGAACGACGAGCCCTTCGTGGCTGATACGGATGAAAGCGGCCAACGTCGTGGAGAACTTCTTGAGGCTCACAAGGCTGCCACAAACCGCGAGTATTACGATATAGAAAGAAGTCTTAAAGGTGAGAGTGTAACAGGTAAGGCTGGCGATGTCCCCGCCACACGTGATCAGATGCAGAAGGTGTTCACCAAAGAAAAGACTGAAACGCGCAAAGCTGATCTGACAACTAAGACCGAAGTTGCTGACCCCATGTTGCAGAGCGCAATAGAGAACTGGGGTCGAAATGAGCGAGGTGTTATCGCCACAAAAGTTCCAGACAATGCCTTGAAGGCGTTTTATGATGCAGCAATGAAGGTGGCCACACCAGAGGCGGTCGCCAACGCAGGGCGTATCAAGGCTCGCGCTGAGGCGATAGGTATTGACATCGCCACTGGTAAGTACACCGACGGCAGGCCGCTGCCTGAGTACGACGGTATTAAGACTGTCGCTTCACGCACGCAGAAGGAGCTGAGAGAGGTTGGTCGGCGGAAAGTGGATAGAGGCACATCGAAAGGCTTCCCTGAAGTAATGCCAGGAAAAACGCTTGACGAACTACTCGCTCGTAAAAACGGTATCCGCGTAGGGCTGGGTGTGAAAGTCGATATTAACAAGGCCGGCGAGATCACTAACGTGCACTGGGGTAAAGAGGCTCACTACACTACTGCCGAATTTGTCAGGGAATTTGGCTCTGATGCACTGCTGGCCGCGCAGCGTAACGTAGCAGCTGTTGCGCGAGGTGTCAGCCCTGCACCGGCAGACTTCCGCGCACTGTCCTCACTAAGCAGAGACTCCAAAAAATCTCACCTGAAACTACCAGACGGCACTGTCCTTGACCCCAAGGAAGTTGACGCCATACGGTCATGGCTAGATACAGCTTTCGGTAAGGACAAGGTGCCTGTGGACATCATGGGTAAGGACTACAACTACGGTGGGGAGACTGTACCTGACAAGAATACGGCCCGCGGTTTCATGATCCGCTTGGCGGCGCTAGCCGGCGGCATGACGTACAGTAATGCCTTCCACGAAGGTCTGCACGGTCTGTTCACGGTCCTTCGCACAACAGAGAGCGGTCGCATGGCCATAGAGAAGGTGAGCAAGGTGCTTGGATCAGACCTCGTCAAGGCGCGTGTGGATAAAATCCTTGATGATTTGCCACTGGCAGATAAAGACCGGGCCATGATTCGTGAGGACATGGCTAAAGACCCGGAAGAAGCGGCTGCCTATGCGTTCCAGCTCCACCAGATGGGCTTGCTCAAGCTAGGTCCTGAAGGTACGGGTTTCATGAACCGCGTGAAAAACTTCTTCAAAAATCTGTTGCAGATGACCAGTAAGGTAGAAAACACTGAGGCGTTTATCAAAGCATTTGTGACGGGCGAGCTGGCCAAAGCTGATTTCAAACCCAGCGCGTTGGAAGCGGCTTTCGCTGAGAAGCACGGCGACCGTATCGCTCACAGCATTAACGAAGCTATTTCACCGATGCGCGAAGTCATGCATAGCCTGTTCGATAGCTCGACGCAAGCTTTGCAGCGGATTGACCACCCTGCTGCGAAGGCACTGGCAGACCTTTATCAGAAGCGCGGGGAAAATAGTGGCTTCGTCAAACGCTCGACAGACAAGACCCACGAGTTCGGCGGCTATGTGCAGAAGCACTTCCTGAACAATCATTCCGCAGATGATCTGAATAAGGCGCTGGCCGAGGCGCTTACTGGTGAACCTACATCTGAACTGGCCAAGAAGATCAGCACCGATCTGCTACAGAAGATCAACGTCTACGCAGGGCGTGACCCAGAGCACATCCCAACGATCTGGGACTATGAGAAGATTAGGAAAAACCGCGACGCTTACGACGCTGCGCTTAAAGACTTCGGTGTGAGCGACGGCAAGACCACGGTGAGCAAATCTACCCTCGATATCCTGAACGACCTAGGTTACACGAATTACAATAGCAAGGAGACTGTCGACTTCGAGCCGAAGTACCAGAGCGAGAAAGCGAAGTGGCTAATGAATGACTTCCAGCGATTCACCCACTCGTTTATCGTGCGCAGTGTCCGTGCAACCGAGCACGCTCGCGTATTTGGCAAGAAAGGTGAAGTATTAACCGCGATGCTGGATTCCATCCGCCAAGACAAAGGTGACGAAGCCTACTTCAAAGCCAAGCAAAGTGTGGATGGTATGGAAGGTCGCCTTGGACAAAACATGAATCCTACTCTGCGGCGCACTATGCAGGCCGCGCTTACGATTGGAAACATCGTCACGCTTCCTCTGGCACTGTTCAGCGCCTCGATAGACCCGATGCACCTGGCAGCGCGTAGCAATGGGCTGGCCGGCGCCGCAGAAGCCTACGGTCGCGGGATAGCATCTATCCCACGCAGCATCGGTGAGTTGTTCGGCGGAAAGTACAAGGGTGATGCGGCAGAAGAAGTGGCTGTGGCAATCGGTGCAGCTGAGCATGCCTCCTTCCTTGATCCGATGGGTGACATCTACACGGGCGACACCACAGGTGGCTGGGCGAAGAAGGCCAACGACTGGTTCTTCAAGGCGAACATGCTAGACGGCTGGACACGTCAGATGCGCGTAGCAGCCGTGAGTGTTGGGCAAAAGTTCATCCTGGCCCACAAAGCTGGGAATGAAACGCCGCACAGCGCGCGCTTTCTGGAACAGCTTGGCTTGAAGCCTAGCGACATTCAGACGCACTCTGACGGCACCCTCAAGATTTTTACTCACGACGGCCTGACCGAGGCACAGTCGGACAAAATCAAGAATGCGCTGAACACCTTCGTTGATGAGTCTGTGGTCCGCCCAGACGCCACCACGAATGCCGTGTGGATGAACGATCCTCGTTTCATGCTCCTATCTCACATGAAGCGCTTCACCTACGCCTTCAACGACGTGGTGCTGGCCCGAGCAGCTCATGAGTTTGGTGAGGGTAACACGGTGCCTATGGCTATGCTGGCAGCCTCTATCCCCGTGATACTGGCGGCTGATATGGGTAAGCACCTGCTGAAGATGGACTACTCGGCGTGGATGAAAGATGCGAACTTTGGTGACTGGCTGAGCTTGGGAATGAACCGCTCCGGTTTGAACGGTAAAATGCAGTTCGGCCTCGACATGCTGAGTGACGTTCAACGCGGTAGTTCACCTTTCCACAGCGCCATGGGGCCTGACATCGACCTTGCATCGAAAATGCTCGGGGAACAGCCGCACGGTGTCGCTAAGGAGCCGAATTTCATGATCGGGATTCTTGATGACATTCCATTGCTCGCCAGGGTGGCGGCAGCGCGTAAAGCGAACCTCAAATAGTTCGGGGCTATTCGCCGTGTTATGTTGGAGGTGCCCCAGATGTCAGCAATTAAATAGTGCTGGCGTATGTGTGCGCTGCAAAAGAAAGAGGCCCGGAGCGTAGCTAGGGTCTCTTTTCTAAAATTAGTTGCTCGTCTTTCCGAGCCGTCACCGGCTTGGCGTCCAAACCTCCTGATCTTGCGCTCCTGTAAAGTTGCGGTTAATCAACGCCGGAAATTAGTAAAACTCCACAGACACGTCACTCTCTCGAAACATCGTGGCGGCTATTTCGAAATTATCAGCCCAGCGCTCATCGTCGTTCGGTAGTGGCGCGTACACCTTTTTGATCCCAGACTGAATGATCAGCTTGGCACAGTCGTTGCATGGATGCAGCGCGGTGACAAGTAGAGTGCATCCTTCGAGGGCGACTCCAGAACGCGCGGCATTAGCAATTGCGTTAGCTTCTGCGTGGACGACGAATTTATACTTTGTTGGTCGGTCATTCAATCTCTTCTCAGTATCAACCACTCCGCGCGGGAAGCCGTTCCAGCCAGTAGCTCTGATCTCCATGCCTGGGCCAAAGATAGCGGCGCCCACCTTAGTCGATGGGTCTTTGGATAATAGTGCCAGTTCTTGCACCAGCGGGACGAATTTAAGGATGTTCATCGGCTATCCCTTGGCAGGTGCCTCGCCACATATGCAGCGGGTGGGCGTTGAGTGCTGCTTGAATGTACGCTGTGGTAGGCACACTGGCCTGTGCTTCGTTGTGCGCAGCGGCTTTTTCTTTTTCCACCTGGTTACGGTAAGCAATAAATCGCATTACAGCGTCACCTTTGCTCGAATAGGTGAAGCGTTCTTTACCGATATCAGGTTTACGTGGGCCGGCCATAAAGATGGTCTTTTCGCGCATGAGTTTGCGGATGATGGTTTCGACACTGGCTTTTGCCACACATAAGGTGGTAGCAATTTCTGGAATATCGAGTGCGGCAGGTTGGCATTTATCAAGAAGTTCGCATACCCTATATGGGGCAAGTTGTTCGATGCTACGGCTCATAACGCTCTTTCCTTTTCAAGTTTTGCAGGGTCGATGATTGGTAAAACCCACCAGTCAATATCCTCTTCCCAGGTATTCGCCCACTCAGTAGCCAGCGCAGCGTGTGGGAAAGGTCCAATGAGATTGAAGCCATCTGCAGGAGTACCGCTCACTACGGCAAAATGCGTCATTTCTTTTCCTCTGTAGTGGTTCCACTACGTCAATTTGATGAAGAAGTTTTCCAACCTATAATCAAGTCGATTTGTTTCCTTTTTTGCTCACGATGGTTTTTATAAGTGCGACGAGTAGCACCGATGTTGAGAGTAAGCGGTATGTGACGCTAACTGTTTTTGATGCCTTTATAAGGTGGCGCATCATAATTAAGCCCCAACTTGGTCTTTGATCCATCCCGCAAGATCGACACGAGATTTTAGTAGACGGTTAAAATCACTTACAAGTAATTCATAAGTGGGTGGGGTTACACAGACACCTCCTGCCGGGCAGCCAATAATGATTGCTACATTACGGCCTTCTTCCTGACGTTGTTCCAACCAATGTTTTTGTAGTTCGGATAAATTGAATATTACGGTGCCTCTAACAGGGTTTTTAGGCACATACTTATATTCAACCCATAAATCATTTTTGAAACCACTGTACCATACATCAGGAACCCCTCCGGTAAAGGGGTTATTCATTTTGCATCGGTATAGTGATGGCGGAAGGTGTCTGTGTACACTTGCTATAAAACTTGTCTCTGGTTTAGCTGCCATGCGTGAGCCGATTGAGATACCACATGGCTTTTTGTAAATCTTCTATGCCTTCTTTGTGTTGTTCGCGCCAAGTGTATTTTAAGACGTTACCTTTGCAGTAGCCACGAAACTCTTCAGAGGTGAGGGCCGCAGCGATCGCATCAATACATTCGATGTCACCTGTAGTGTAATGTGGTGGACTATTGACCATGTCGACCGGTCCAACTTCGGTATTGACTGTCTTGATTTTAGTCATTTCAGAGAAAATCCTTTCTTGTAGTTGTGCGAGCCGGTTACGGTTCCGGCGACAAGATTAGTCAATCTGTCCGTTACAGTTCTACGTTTTATGCTGTTGGTGCAGTCAGTGCTGCCAGTTGTGCCTCATAGCTTTCCAAAGCTTTGGTAGCGGCACTCAGGTCTTTGTCGGCCAGTTTCATTGCTGCTGCGTGAGCTTTTTCAGCAGCCTTCTTGTTGGCTGTGCTGATTTTTACTGCAGCCTTAGTCTCCTTGATAGTGGCTTTCAGACCTGTGATCATGTTTTTCTTTTCTTCTTTACTCAGAACTGCGGATTGTGTGCGTGCCATGTTCAGTTACTCCTTGGTTAAAGTTTGTTGATACAGTTTTGTTGCTTGAGCTTGTAACTGGGAGACCATGTGCTTACGACGTCGGCTCCCAAGTTCAAGTTTCAGGGCGGCAAGAACCTCCGCTTCCGTCAGACGAGGGATGACTTCCCGAGCCCGACGGACGGAGGATAAAGCTTCATTGATAAGCCAGGTGTTCACGCAGCCTTACGCGCAGATACAGGGCCTTTACCCTTGGCCTTAACCGGCGCTGCGACCTCGAATGAGGACACGTCCGGCTCTTGCTGCAGGCGATGCATAGCCTCTTCTTTCCGCGCCCATGCTGCAGCCAGTTGTGCTTGGTTGCAGGGGATAGGATTCCCAAAGACCAACGAACTATAGGTCTGGTTCGGATCGAAGGCGATGGTTGTGATGACACCACGCGGCGGGCGCTGAAAGCTGCGGGCTACGCTTGCCACGTAGTTGTCGAAGCGTTTCAGGGCCGTCGGGGTGACGTTCAGAAGCATCAGCGGTGAATCGCTTTCGCCATCAGGCGCCATGACTGCGAGGATACGTTCATTCTTGCAGGCTTTGCCACTGCCGGCAGGTGCGCTATTCCAGGCGTTGGCCCAGCACGAAGCACAGTCTTCACATTGCTTATCAGGACTGTTGGGACTCGGTATCATGCCGGTAGCTTCCACGCTAATAGCAAAGCAGTTAGGCGGTACAGGGACTTTCGGATTCCAAGGCTTGTCGTAATACGAGTTCCTGTTGATAAAGTCGACAATGATGACACTGAGCTCATCTGCGCTGTCACCATTAGGGAGCGTGAACAGTTTGTCCTTGGTCTTGATCATGTCGCCACCATGGGTCTGCAGACGTGTCTGGAAAGTGGCGAGTTCAGCGGCCATCTGTTCGTTAATGTCAGCGGGCAGATTTGCTTTCGCGGTTGCGACTTGGGTGTTGCTTTTTCTGGCAGTTGCCATTTTGATTACTCCTAGCATTAGATTATCTTAGAAACTTAGAGAACTTGTACGTCGGGCGATTCCACTAAACTTTGTAAGTTTCGTCCTACGCTGAACCTATACTCCGCAGGTTCAGATTGCGCTTGGTGAACGGCACCAAGCCCGGCACTTTGCCCTTGAGTTCCAGAATCTCACGGAACGCAGTGGCAGAGATTCTATTTTCCAGCAGCTGCCAGTATCCAGTTTTCTTGATATAGGCGTGGAGTTTGTCACGGGCGGCTGGATCATCTGGGTCGAATTGACCAACAATGACTTCGGTAATACTGGCACTGGCTTTTTTGCCTTCACCTTTACGAGTTTCTTCTTTGTCCAGACGTTCGATGATCTGGGCTTGAAGTGTGTCAAAGGCGGCTTCGATCACTTTGATCTTGGCGGCTAGGTCACGCTTTTGTTCGCGCAGATCGTTAAGGTTGTCGATCATGCTGCCTAGGGTTGGCTCTTTGGCAGGCGTAAGTTTGATTTTGGCAGATTTGATAGAGGTAGACATGTTGTTTCCTTGAATGTGACAAATTGTATCAGGTTATTTGACAGATTACTATAGCGAGTTAAGCAGTTTAATTGCATGTAAGGCTTGGTACGTTGCGTCGTCGAGCGCGTTGTGGGCGATACCTACAGAGTCTTGCGTGACTTTCGGGTACAAATTCCGTAATGTGCGGTAGCAGCGATCCGCCTTGTAACTCCAGGGACGCTTAATCCCTGTTAAGCGGTATGCGTTGGACAGAATTACGTTATCAAAGGTCGCACCGTTGCCCCAGAATAGAGCGTCTTTTGGATACCAATTAGCAAATGCCTCAAGAGCTGCTTTGAGAGGTTCACCGCCGTCCTTAAAAGCTGCTTTTGCTTCAACGGATTGTTTCATCCACCACATTACAGTGCTCGCGTCGATTTCCAATCCGGCGTCTACACTGCTCTGCGCATCAACTGTCGTGTAGAACGCGCGGCCAAGTTTGCCTGTCTTTGCATCGAATTCAATAGCACCGATAGAAATGATCGCAGCCAAACTACCATTACCCAGTGTTTCTAAATCAACCATTACGTTCTTCATAATTTACTCCCATGTCTTGCAGCATTGAAATTGTTTCTTTAATGTACCAGTCGTAGTCCAAGTCGTCCGGTAGTTTATCTGGCAGCGTCATGCAGAGCTGCGCGCCATCAGTCTTTGGTACTTTATTTCCTGATCCTACATAGCTGATAGGGGGCTGCTCCTTGGTGCTCATGTACCAACGCGCCACGCGGCCAAACGGTGTGCCACCCATGCCGACTTCCACGGGCTTTGGTCGTGAGACTCTTTTTTCAACGTGTCCGTCCTCCCATTGCGGTCGATACCAGGCGCGTGGTTTACCAAGCCAATCATCCACCATAACGGTGTGTGTGTGCTGAATGCCTCCTCCTTTGACGTTACGAATTGCCACGAAATCTTTCATGTCAGTGTAGTCTTTGATGTTGAATGAACCTTTAGTGAGGTAGTCGACTGCCATATTAGCGCAGACTTCCATAGCAGGATTTTTCATCAGAAATAGCGAGTTCTTTTTCGGGTCATTTGAGGCATACAGCCCCTTGCGCTTCGCCTTGCCAGATGTCGTAATGGCAATGTAGTTGTTAACGTCTTTCATGGCGATGCAACTATAGGGTGTTTCCTCGTATTCAAAGCCGGTGTATTTTATGTTCTGGCTGAATACCTTTAGCACTTTGTCGCGCGCAGCTGGTGTGTAGCCTACTGTGATGCCGTCTGTATTGGCCGAATAAACTTCTACACCAGGTATGCGTTCGAGGCGGTCAATCAGACACAGCAGGTTAAGTTGCCCGGTGATGGTTACGGCCAGCATCACATCTGGTGAATAAAACACCGAGTAGATGCTGCCCAGCTTACCGAATGTCCCATTCAGAACGATCTTAAGACTGTCTGCGACGGCTTTGTTGCCTGCTGCTTTTGCTGCGATACGTTGATGATAAATGTCAGCGTAAACATCAAGGAATCGTTGGCCTAGATTACCTGGTAGGCGGGGAATCAGGTTGCACTTCATCATGATGTTCGGATAGTACGAAGCTACATCAAAGTCACTGATGAGCAGTTCTTCACTAGCTCTTTTGTAAAATTGCACGTCATGTGTGCTATGCAAGCCACCCATGCCGATTTGATAAACGCCCTTGCCAAGTACGAAAGGCTCCTCCATCCATGCGGCTGGCTCGGGTGAGCCATTTTTTGGGTTAATCTTGAAGTGTGTCTGCTCGAACCTATTGATGAGGTCCAGCAGCGCGGGGCTCTTGGTACGGATAATATCAGGTGCTTGGTAGCCTACCAGTTGAGGTATGTGTTTTTGCACCTTGCCGATACCGAGTTCTTGTTTGAGAATAAGTTCGGCTGCTTGAGCGTCACTTCTGCTACGTAAGTCGATACCGTGCTGTTTGCCGAGCTCAACTCGTAGGTTAAGTGACTGCTTGAGTTCGTTAAATAGAGCCTCAGTTACACCCAAATCGTTGATACAGTAGTTCTCACACTCTTGGTACTGAGATGGCTTCAGGTCTACGTTGTGCGGAAAAGGCATATCTACCATGGTGCGGTAGCCTAGGCGGCCAGCGTAGGTTTTAAGTGAAATCATCACACCCGGTGCAGTTTCGATCAGGTCAATATGGTCGAAGTCGATAAACTCGATGCCGAAGTCGTTGTAAGTCTGCCATGCGCGCATTTCCTGCTCAATTATTTGGCTGGCTGTTTCCTTGAGCCAGAGTGCGTCGGCCCCTTGTACGGCAGCGCAGAGTAGAGGGGCGTCGAAGTTAATACCGTTAAATGAAACCCAGGTGTAATTCGGATTGAGTAGACGCTTATGCAGCGACTTCATGTGTCCACGTTTGTGCATCCAGAATGCTTCAGTTTCACCTGTCTCTACAATCTTGGTGCAGACCAGGAAGATTGGTTTGTTCTTGCCGATGGCTTCAACGTCGAAGACGATGTGCTGTTTCATATTACCCCTAACCAAATTAACAGGCCGCGAATTACACCAAGCGGAAATATGAATATGTCTATTCCAATCATGAGCGCGCGAGAGTGTATCAGATCAGTAATAACGGCTGTGCACCATGCTGCGAGCATTGCCCAGCCTAGAAGTTTATCCATTATGTTCTCCGCGTATTTATTTTCATGATGTCAATATCCTCAGCTCGTCGAGCAAAGCGCTCATTCTGCCGTCTTTTTCATTCAGTACCATCCAGACCTTTTCATCTACGGTATCTTTAGCCACCACCACGATCGTTTCAGTTTTCTCAGTCTGACCGATGCGGTGCACACGTTTCCATCCCTGAGCAAAGTGTTCAAGGTTTGGCGTAGGCGATGCCCAGATCGTCGCTGTGCCTTTGGTTAATGTCAGACCGTGGCCGGCGCTTTGCGGATGAGCAAACAGAACGTCGTAAAGACCTGCTTGGAAGTCTTTGACGATTTGGACACGTTCGTTTTTCTTGGTGGCGCCGTCATAAATGGCAAAGTTGAGTCCGCGTCGGTCGGCTTCAGCAGCAAGAAGATCGCGCTGGTGTTGCCAATTAAAAAATACAACGGAATGTTGTCGCGCCTCAACTAGATCAAGAACAAGCTCGTATCGTCCGGTGTCGAGAAGTTGGTAGTTACCCTCGGCGTCATAGACTGCACCGGATGCAATTTGCAGCAGCTTTGTGTACACCACGCCCCCGTTGATCGCCGTGATAACCGTATTCTTAAGCAGGAGTAACTGCTCTTTTTCCATCTCTGCATAATTGTTTCTGTGAGATTTTGTCAGAGTGTATGGCACGGAATAACGATGGTTAGCTGGGATGTCCACGCAATCTTCAAAGCGATGGCGTATTACGATATCTTTGAGTAGGGCGCCGACGATACTTTCTATGCCTGGTCGGTCTACCCACTTTACCATATTAGCCGCTGGGCCAACTTGTTTGGGGGTGCAGGCCGCCGCACGGAAGCCGAAGAAACTTTTGCCTAGGCGTTCACCCTGATCGAGGATAAAGACTTGGTGCCAGATGTCTGCGATACCGTTACTGGTCGGTGTACCTGTCATCAGGCGACGATAGGTGAAGTGTTTGGCAATTTTGGCAGCAGCTTTACTACGTGCGCTAGTTCTATGTTTTAGTGATGTCGATTCATCTACGACCAAAGTGTCGAACTCCTTGAAGAATCCATTGGGTCGTTTGCTTAACCACACCAGTGCATCAGTATTTGTTATGTAAGCGTCGGCTGGCATGTTGAAAGCTTTTTCGCGGTTTTCTGCATAGGCACAGACGACTGCCATGTCGGGTGCGAATTTTTGAAAGTCTTCGCGCCAGGCACTGTCGAGTAGTGACTTGGGCGCGATGATTAGCGCTTTGCCACCTTTCTTGCGGCGACGGGCGGCAAAGTCATCAATCTGGACTCTTGTTTTACCCGTACCTGGATCACTGGTATCGAAAATCAGCTTGGACTTTGCCATACGTTTTAGACTGATTTTTTGATGCGCCATGGTAGGTTGAATTTTCATAGTTACTAAGTCTCTTTAGAAGGTGCGAGAGTGTACTACGTTTCAATAATGATATGGAAGTTTAGCTACGTTAGACTTATCGCTTCAGCGCTTCAACTACGTCATCGCCGAACACTTTATACGTGTAATCTTCATAAAATAATATCATCAGTCGGCCTACTTCCCGCATGTCTTCCTTACATATGGCAACCCGCAGGCGCTCCAAGTCAACAATTGATGTATCCTGGATTGCATCCACCAGAGTTACTACCGTGCCGCGTTCGTTGCAAAGTTCTTGAATCATCATGATTTCTCCAATCAGGTAATGGGCGATATTCATACTTCCACCGTGATGCAGATAGAATCTAGTTCAATCGTCACTAAGTGTTCTGTAACAGTTATATGCGGCTTAGACTTGGCTTGGTGAGATTCCGTCTGTGGTCGTACTTTTACATGTGGTACAGAAGTGGATTCTGTCCGCGGCTTCGGCATCTTACCGCCCTTCGCTATCTCGTATGCATACTTCACTTGCGATCCTGGTACGACACAAGGAACCCGTGTCAACTGCCCAGCTCGCCATAAGTCAGACAGTACCTGGCTAAGTTTCCCGCGGTCTGGACACACCTCCTGCATCTCAGGAACATCGAACAGATCGAGTACGTTAGTCGGGGTATCGAGTGTTTCCAGGATTGAGATAACGCGGTTTTGAATGAGCGCGATTTGTGTAATTTGGTTCATGGTAGTCTCCTAGCTGAATAATTGATCTGCAGAGTCGGATGAAAGGAATTTTATATTTTCAAGGAGCGTATTCCAGCGCATACGTCCGTTTTCCCAACTTACATCGACACAGCCATAGGAAGGTCTACCTGCAACAACTCCCATGTCTCCTACCTCATAACCAGGATTGTTAGGGTTTGGGGAACGCTTTGTAGCGATTACTTTAGCCCCTTTGAAAAGGCGCGGGTCGTTTTGATCTATCGGCATAGTAGCCTCCTAGCTAAATAATTGATCTGCAGGGTCGGACGAGAGGAAGTTTACATTTTCGAGGCACGTATTCCAGCGCATATGTCCATTTTCCCAATTTATATCGGCATATCCATGGATAGGTATATCGGCAATAACGCCTCTGTCTCCTACATCATAACCAGGATTGTTAGGGTTTGAGGAACGCTTTATAGCGATTACTCTAGCCCCTATGAAAAGGTGCGGGTCGTTTTGATCTATCGGCATGGTAATCTCCTATGCAAATAACGGATCGACGGGCGCTTCTTGACGTTTGCCTACCTCAGCCCCTTCGGTGAATATGCGACCGTCGCCTAAGTACCACGTAAAGTTCCGTTGGTAAATGCGGGCGTCGGTGTACCTGTTAATTCTGTCCTTCGTGGTAGGTGAGTACCAGCGACCGGGATGAATAGTGATACGTCCGTCGGGATAGAATCTAATAATGTCAGTGCGATGCAACTGGATCGCCAGGTAATCACCTCTGTCAAAAATACGGGTATTGTTTTCTATCGGTTTACCGTTAGCGCGATTACGTGCCGTGTTAAGCAAGTTTCTTGCTTGTGAATAGTCCATTACGTCCTCCTATGAAAAAAGTAAGTATGCAGGATTCACAGTTGTACGTTCGAAGCGAGCTTCACTGAAAGTTACGCCGATTAGCTGAGTGCCTGCTTCATTAGTGCTGAATCTTGATGGTGTCACTAGCTCCATGTCGATACAGGGACGTATTACGCCGCCCGTATATTTGCGCATATATTTTTTCAATACCGTGAATACGACCCCGTGGAATCCAGAAGCGGTTTCATTGCTTTTCGTGAACCGGAGGGTGTCTCCTTCCTGAATCTCGTTAAATCTAATCATGTCACACCTCCAGCGTAAGCGGAACTACATACCAGAGCGAGTCGTCGAGCGCTGCACGACCCCAGTCTTTTGCTTCTTTCTTACTGGTGAACGGGCCGTAGATTACAGCAGGTGTGTCACCCGCTACGATGCAGTATTGACGATCGAGGCGTTCACCATTAACGCCAAACCCTGATACTTCCATGAACCGTGACAACTTCGACTCGATGCGAATGAGCCTGCTATGTACTTCGTCAATGTCTTTATTTGTTAGCATTTTTTAACCCCTTCTTCGGATGGAAGTGCGCATGTATTACAGCGGCCACTTCGTCGCCATCCCACATGCAGGCGCTTTCGAGCTGTGACAAACTCATGTTGCGCAAACGCTCTATGGTTAGCGGTTTGGTTCTCGTGCGCCTGGTACCCCAGTCATATCCTGTATAAACAGGCGGGATATAAATTTCCTTCGGGTCACGTACTGAGGGTAAACTCTCCCAGTCAATTTTAACTACGGCGTCACGTAGTGCATGTAAGTGCGCCACATCCAGCCATTCGCTCGGCCCATGCTCGTTGTAGTATCCGCAGCTCAGGTTTGTACATTCGGGAATAGTATCCCGGTAGTTCGCCGTATCGGTGAAGCTACCCGTTGCTGCTGCATACGTCAGCCCCTGCTCCTTGAGCTGCGCTGACAGGGCCTTGACAAAGATATCTGAGCAGCACCTTCCGCCGCGTTGGTGGTCGATGATGTCGCCCGTACCCTTTCTGTCGAACGCCACAGCACGTTTGAACCGTCCCAGGAACTCGGTGTTGAACGAAAGCGAACGACTACCAAGCCCACCTATTTCTTCGCTGTGATGGAACACGTAGGTCCCCGGCACGTTGGCGTCGATCATCTCAAGGAGCAAGTACATCCCCGCCCCATCGTCAGCCCCCAGGCAGTCGCGGTCGTAGGTTCCAAACACCGCCAACTGACTGTACGAATCAATCGGCGGCTTGATCAACGGTGCGTTGTCCAAGTGCACGCTCTCGAAGTTTTCATCGTATACAAGGCGCTGCACCCCTGGCTTGGAATGTACTGTGTCGGTGTGGCATGAGAATAATGTAGCGGATTCCCCGACCTTGATTACTACGTTACCATTCATCAAGGTGTGCGGATATTTGTCCGTGATTACTTCCTTGATAACGAACGCCTCCGATGTTGATCCCGCCGGACGCCGATGGCTCAGGATTTTAATAAGTCTGTCCATGATGGTTCCTTTAAGTAAATAACTCGTCTGCAGGATTGCGGTGGCTGAGATTTTTCAATTCGTTTTTATCTACCATGTAGTTGATACGGTTTCTAGTGTCGAAATTTATTCGTACTGATCCTGGATACACGGCTGCGTCATTGAAAAGGAGCGGCACGACTACCCCCTCATCCCCGTCCACATAGTCACCGTATACGCACCTACGCTCGTCCAGGGAGACGCGCACCCTGTCACCTACTCTAAATTCAGGCATGTCGATCTCCTTTATTCAGTATCCAGCTGGTTGCGAATACCCCAGATCGGGTCAAACTTCGACCGCAGCGCTTCTGCTAGCTGGTTGTTCGGCAAATTGAGCAGGTAGTACACAGTGGCCCACGCTTCGGCACGTATAATGCCCGCCCGGCTCTTGGAGCTCACCACGTCTTGCAGAAACGCCCTCAGCGTTTGCGTTTCCATCTTGTCCGGCACGCAGTGCGGATGGTACAGTGCCTTGGAATATGCGTCCCCACCTACGCGCCAGGTATTGGTTCGGATTTCATCCGGCGTTGCGAATACCCGTACACCGTCTTTGACTCCACAGCAGAACGCCCCGTTTGCGTTCCGGATAAACCCTCCCTTGTGGTGCGACAGTGCGTTGTTTCTATGTGTCCACTCCCCGGAGCGGAGCTGTACTAATCCGAGAGCTTCTTTATCTACGGTATTAAGGTATCGACGCCCGTCGATGATTATGGTGTTTTCTCGCAGAGCATACATATCTATTGAGTCACTAATACGTGTCGCTACGTAGTGTGTATCCCTACAGTTCGCGCAAACTTTCCATCCTCCATGCACCGGAGTGAGTTTGCGTGGGCTAAACATATCTCCACAGCAAACACAGAGTTCATGTCCAGCAGGGTTTTCGATATACACCCTGCCTTCACGGGTATTCGCAACGCCATCCGCACCTCGTGCTATGCGGACGTAATCTCCGTCGAGCCTCACCGTTTGCACGGGAGTATCGAGATATGGCAGGATGTAGAAATCTGGTTTTCCCGGCGCCGGCAATTTCAGCAACCGGGCGCCATCGAGTCCTAGTGCGTTACTCCCGCCGCTGTATTCATCTACGAACCCCATTTCCTTGAGCCGGGTAGCAAGCACCGTGTCCCCGTACACGCGAGTGAATCTTGGGGGTGTTACTCCGATATGGCAGACAGTTCGAGCATTGATTCGCCCATCCCGCCTGGTATACGCCACGACAGTGTCCGGTCCCGCATACGCACGAACCGGGTGGACGCCTCCGGTATTCACCTTCCAATACTGCATTTGATCCGCTCTACCGTCCATGCAGCTTTGTGGTCCGTTGAGGTAAACCTCTTCGATCTCGTCTTCGGTAGAGGCCCAGAGTATCAGGCCCTCTTCGCACTTCTCGCGGTGCCGGTCTACCCACTTCTTGATTGCCTCGTTGTCGAGGTGTTCGGCATAGTGCTTCGTCAAATACTTGCCCACTTTCATTCGAATTTGTACGTCTTGCCGCCCTTTTTCAGGGTTCGGCGTGTACGCGATCATACTGTTGTCCTCGTCGCTCACGTGGACGAAGTGAAGCGGGTTTACCCACGGTTCGGCGGCAAACACTACCGGCGTGTACGTATGTATAACTGCCTTCAGTTTGGCGTTGTCCGAACTACGAATGAGCTCGCGCCAAATCCAGAAGTTTTCTTCATTGGGCCCGGCGTTGCCTGCGAGTTCGTAGTATTTGACTACCTTCTCATACGCGGGCCGGAAACCGCAGGTGGTGGGGAATGTCCAGAATGAATCCAGCCATTCGGTGTATTGTTCAAGGGTTGTTACTTTATTTTTGCTCATTTTAAGCTCCTAACTAAATAATTGATCGGACGCGCTAGGAATGCGCGGGTATCGTTCGAAGTATTTTACGTTTATAGGGAGTTGTGCCCCTATCTCACACCCTAAGCTATAGGTTCCATCGGCTAGCTCGATGAGTTCAATGAATTCGAATATGTAGTGTGTATTCGAATGTCCGCAACGACGAGTAGCTCGGGCAACTAGCCCTACCCAGAAAGAGAAAGTCGGGTCTGCAAATACGTACAGGTCGCCAGGAACGATATCATCTACTGTTAGTTTAGACATATCGGCTCCTAACTAAATAATTGATCTGACGCACTAGGAATGAGTGGGTATCGTTCGAAGTAGGTTACTTTTAGGGGAAGTTGCGCGCCTACTTCATACCCTAAACTACGAGCTCCATCGGCTAGTTCAATGATTTCGAATTCGTAGACTTTATTTGAAAGTCCGCTACGACGAACAGCTCGGGTAACTAGCCCTATCCAGGAAGGGAAATCCGGGTCTGTAAATACGTACAGTTCGTCAGGGACGATATCATCTACTGTCAGCTTAGACATACTGACTCCTAAATAAAAGGCGGGGTGCTCATAACACCCCGCCAAGGCCCAGGTAGACTACGGCAAAAGGGTGAGATCGTAGTCTACGAGGTCATCCGTAGTCAACGACACAAGTTTGTTCGTGTCGCTACGACGTACAAAAATTGCTTTTTCAGCGCCCACGGCAGCGCTGTTAATGCTTTCAACTACGCCGTCAAACTCAAACTTAGCACCACGCCAATGGACGCGATCACCTACTTCTACATCGCGTGCAGATGACACGAGTTGTTCCGGTGTGGGCTGTTCCGGCGCGAACTGTTCTGGCGTGGGCTGTTCCGGCATGTCCGGTTTAGTGACCAATGCTGCAGGTTTACCCATGCCTGCGAGTGCGGAAAAGAAATTGGCGCTGGGGTTTTCGATGATGATGGTGATTTTCATAGTGGTTCTCCTTGTAAATTAAATTGTAAGTCAATACTACATGGGGCGCCTCACGGCGTTTTTTTTGTTCATGCGATGTAAATTATCTTCAGTCAGTATCTAATAATTCTGCTGGGGCTGTAATGCGCCGCCCCAAGTAAGCGCCCGGCCCCTACGCCGGATTGGCCTTTATGCCCCTGCTATCGGCTGTAGGCGCGCCGCCTTGCTTATCCGCTACAAGGTGCGTTATTTGTGCATTGGTGAATTATCTCCTGTAGAAGGGGTCTTCATGACTATTACGAAACGACAACCCAATCGTCGGAAAGCATATCTGACGAACTGGCAAGCCAACCTGGGAGCATTGCTCTGCGTCCTTGTGCATTGATTGTCCACATATCAATATGGGGTAGAATTTCACAATGGTCGGTTTGCAATGCATTGTAGTACGGTGTCCCTTCTTTCAACTTCGCATCCGTTGTTCCAGGAACAAGAATAATCCACATGCCTTTTCCATTCCACCCACTGCGGGCCACTTTCTTGCCGGACTTGAGTGCCTCAATAGCTTCACCAAAGTTCATGGTAATTTCCTTTTTATTGTGTCTCCTAAGTGAGCAGGAGAATAACTCGTCACTTCTAAGTTTCAACGTATAGGCTCACACGTCGCTTCGAAAATATCTGGCTTGCGCAGGTACAACTCTCCTTTGACGCCCCGAAATTATCCAATCTCCGATGTTTGCTCGTATTATCCCTTCGAAGGTTTCAATATAAAGTCCTTCGGGACGGTTTCTAATTTCTCGTGTACCTCCCATGTTCATGATTCGTTCAGCGCTTTCATTGGTCCCATCGTAGCATTCTGCTTCGATTACAACTGGTTTTTTCCATTCCATTTAACTCTCCTTTTGCTTCAGCGTACAGGCTCATATGTCGCATTAAAAATATCGGGCTTGCAGGGATACAACTCTCCTTTGACACCCCGAATTACCCAATCCCCGATGTTTGCTTTCATCGTTCCTTCCAAGGTTATGATGTAAAGTCCTTCGGGGCTGTTTTTAATTTCTCGCGTACCTCCCATGTCCATGATTCGCTCAACGCTTTCAATGGTGCCGTCGTAGCGTTCCGCTTCGATTACGACAGGCTTCTTTCTAAATTTCATAATTCGTGACTCCTGATATTTAGCTGTTTTGTGTTCTATTGGCAATCGACTCAACCAACGTTTAACAGCCGATTCAACATCTGTTTTTGCTT